TCTTAATTGTGCAACAGCAGACTCTTTTAGTTGTCTTTCTTTTTTTACTTTTTGTAAATCTTTTAGTAAATTCATTTCTTTTTCCTTTTACATTTACATCTTGGTCCAAATAATTTATCTATTAATAAAGATAATTTATCTAACTTTTCAAAACATTTATAAAAAAATTTATCTAACATAACCTGGTTCTAAAAATAGTGCCATCAATACAAATAGTATTATTAATATCCCTGTAAAATAATAATTCATAATGACACCTCATATATTACTTCTTACCATTTCTCCAAATTTGAGTTCCTTTTATACCATACACACTCGCCACTA